TTAATCGTCATAACTTTCTTCCCCGTCTTTCTTCGCCATCCACTCTTTATTTTGTTTTATCCTGTTAAAACTTTTTACTATTTTTTTCTCGAATTTCTTCTTTTCTTCCTCTGTCATTTCACGATCGTTTTCAATTTTGTTTATGACTTCTTTTGTTATTCCTTTGTTTTCCCGGACCACTTGATATGCCATTGTGCTCCTTCGTAGTTCATGCACTGTAGTGTGTGAATGATTTTCTGTGTGATCACATATCCCGGATTGATCACCGGCATTGAGTTTAATTTTTCTTTTTGCTTTTGGGGCGCTCCGCCGACGAACAATTTTGCTGAGTCTCTCGGGTTTCGTATTGCTTTCGGATAAGTTGGTGGTATGAAATCAGCTTTTCCTGTTATACTGCATATTCCGTTTGGATCCAGCTTTTTCAGATAGTAGTCACGCCATTGGAGGTCTTGCCCGTCTCCTGTTTGTAGCGCGTACAGGCAAAATCTTTCGTATTCGTCCGATATGGAGGCCCTTGTCAGGGTTTCCCTCGTTACCATCACGAAACAAATCATTACCTTTTCTTCCGGAAGATTTACTTTCCTTAAAAGATCTTTGATACACTCTCTGAGAAGTCCTTTTTCGAGAAATTTGTACACTGATTTCGCCAGCTCGTCGTCTACTTCCTCGATATATTCTCCTAACTGCTTCATGTAACTTTCGTTCTTTTCTTTGCATTTCGGGTCATTGTACTCGTTGCATAAATATTGCATATTATCATGAATCGGGTGCGGTGCACATCCACTCGTTCTTGACTCTGATTCAATCGTGCACGGAATCGTAAAACGATCTTGCTCATTCAGTGTTGCCCCAACGAAATTTCCACTCTCGTCGAGCAATACTTTTATGTTCGGTTTAATTCTCGTGTGCGCAATCGGAATGATGTTCTCCACTCCCATTCTTTCGTAAATATCTAGGATCTCTTTCCAGTACATCTTTTCCTCCCCTTTCTTTACAGCTCGATTGAGAACTCGCTGTTCAGCAGCTCTTCAAAATCTGGATCTTTTTCTACGTAAGCTCTCAGAAACTCTTCCGGTTCACATGGAGCCATCTCGAAGTGAAGGTCTTCTCTGATCTCATCGTTCATATAGGTTGCGATGTTCTCCATTTCTTCCGTGTTCAGTTTGTATTCTTCTCCGTATCTTGTCATTGTTGTTTCCGCCTTTCTCTTTTTTGTTTTGTGTTCCTTTGTTAATTATATTGTACTCCATTGGAGTACAAAAGTCAATAGTTTTTTCAAGTTTCCCAATAGTTTTTTATAGAAAAGACGCAGGGGTTGGTATCCCTGCGTCTCCTCATTATTTCTGCTCGTTGCACCACTTCTGCAGCTCCGTTACCATCAAGGTCCTCGTAATAATCTGTCATACCATATTTTACGTCATTAAAATATGCAGTGAAATATTCATTTTCATTTAAATTCTTTGCTTCCGAACTATTCGTTATTACCACTTTTTCTTCTATTTTTACTACCACCTTTCTGATTTGTTTATTTCCTTTCTGTGATTATATATTAGCACATTATACGTATAATGTGCATTTTTTTGCAAATAAAAAAAGCCGTGCCATTTCGACACGACTATTTTTTTATTCGTAAAACACGATATCGGCGCCCGCATCGCCCTCATACTCTTCTGCGGCCTCCTCCGCCTCTTCGTAAGTTTTGACTTTTGCGATCGTTTTCCGCGTTTCTTTGTCGACCACGAAAATTTCCATTGGAGTAAACTTCCAAATATCTCCGCCTCCGATCCACTCGCCGTCTTCGTCATATTCGTTTTCCTGGATCGAAAACTCTTCGACCGTGAAGAGGCTTCCGGATGCGCAAACATCCGTTTTGTATTTTTTCAATTCCTTTTCGGCTTCCTCTTTGGTTCCGAATGAAGCAATTTTTTCCGGATCCACATCGTACATCGTGCATCCTTCCTTGATTTCATCCCTTTCTTTCCAGCTGATTTCTGCTGTTGTTTTTACGATTTCAAATTTTTTCATTTTCTTATCTCCTTTTTTCTCTTTACTATTTTTTAAGTCATTGTCGATCAGTTCATTTATATACTGATTGACACTTTTTCCTTTTTGTGCAGCCCTACTTTTAATAACTTGTTTGCTTCCCGCCGGTACAACCAAATTTATCCGATCGTATTTCTTCTTTATGTAATTGTTGATGTATTCAATTTGATTAAATTCTTTTGTTTCTCTCATAATTACCGCCTTTACATCGATTTAATATCCAAGTTTTTGCATTCTTTCAATGTTAAATTTCCAATAAGTTATTACCGATGTACCATATTTCTTTATAGCATCTTTTTTTAATTCTTCACTTGTGAAAATTAATTCAAGTTTTCTTAAATCATGAAACAATTTTTTACTCATTATCGGATAATACCAATCAAATCCTCCAACTTTTTTAGTAACAATTTGATAACAAGCTCCGTTATCTAAAATTAGATCTTTTTCATCAAGTTCAATTATATTTCTACCAACTTTTAATTTTACCATTTTATTATCACCTCTTCCAATCTTCCGAGTAAATATTTCTTTCATCAATTATTATTTCGTTTCTATGGTTATAATATATCACATATTGCGCAATATGTCAATACATTTTACGTAATATATTTATTTTAATTTTACCTTAAAAAATGGCAATAAAAAAAGGCGTAGGGAAAATCCCCACGCCTCTTGATATCTTTTATATTTTTTTACTGCCGATTGCACCATTCCTGCAGAGCGCGTACCATCGCTGACGGGTAGCTGATCACGCCGTCTACCGGTGTGCCGAGTTTTTTCTGGAGCGCTCGGATGGTCTGCGGCCCGATGTAGCCGTCCTCTGTGGTTTCTGCCCATTCCTGCAACTTTCTGATCAACGCGGATCCGCCGGACAGTTTTGTGGACCACTCAGCAACTGTAATGCCGACACAGCATTCCCGATTGGATGTTGGCTGATTACTGATCCTGCCATCCTGTGGTGTCCCGAAGATCTCCTGCAGGCGGCGTGTCAGTTCCGATCCCCATACCCCGTCAACTGAGATCGCTTTTGCGTCCGGCTTCTGAGCGGATGCTGTACCGCCGTAGGTACAGTATTTTTTATGACAATTGATCCATCCTGCGCCCGAGAGCAGTTTTCCCCAACTTCCATTCTGGATTTTGGTGATAGTATAGCTGCCCTGATCCCGGATTACTCCGACGATCTTACATTCTGCATTCGGCGCGATACGGATGTTTAATTCCGTGTCATTGACCTTGTAAACTCCTGGCTTATATATCTCCTCGCCGGATGTATTGTTTCCAGAAGACTCTGAGCTGCCGCCGCTGATCAGCCTCTTGAATCTCATCCAGTCGCCTTTTGCAATGATCTGCGACGGGCAATTTTTGCTGCAGATATCGAGATGTCGATAGACTCTGGATGCTGGGATGCCTGTTTCTTTCATGAGCTGCCGCACCAGCGCCACGGTGTTCTGGAATGCCTTTTCGTAATTGTATCCGCCCTGCACGCACATTTCCACACCGATGCTGTTCCGGTTGCCATAAGAGCCGAACAGGTTGCCGTTTCCGTAGTTGATGCCAACGTGCCAGCATCCGAGGTTGTGCGGCGCGGCCTGATAGGCAGTGTCGCTGTCATCCACGTAATAATGAGCCGACATGCCAGAAAAATTCCCGTGATGCTGTGCTCTGGCATGAGCGCGGGCATTGGCAGTTGGCTCAAAATTGTCGGTGTTATGTACAACAATACACTGTGGGTTGTTGTACGGATAGGTGTTCTGGCTGCTGATGTATGATTTATCAATCTTCATTGTTTCTCCTTCTGCCAGACGAATTGCGCCGGCGCAAAGAAATGACGGTTGTTAGCCGCCCTCACTCTGTTTTCTTTTCCTGTTCCTGATTAATTGCTTTATCTGCGACTTCCAGCCCTTTTGTCAAAACAACCGGCACATTAAATCCAGCTTCCACGAAATTTTCAATAATTGACCGAATTTCATTGACCAGTAAAGATGCAAGGACAAACCAGCCTAATAATGTAGTGATGCCGAGATCTACGCCAATAGTCTTGCCGATCTCAACAAATACCACGCTGGAGCCGAAAGCAACTGCAATCATCATCCAGTATCCCATTTTTTTAAGAATCCCTTTTAAGCCGGCACTGGAACTTTCTTTGTGAGCAATACGACTTTTCATCCAACCGGTTATCCAGTCGAGAACGTTAAAAAGCAGAAACATCACAAAAAGAATCCAATGCGCTCCGAAAATGTACGATAATACCGCAACGATTGCACCGGCTAATGCATTATAAGAATCAATAATTTTCATATTTTTATATTCTCCTTTTTCAAATTTCAATAATTAAGTACAAAAATAGGACCGTTTCGGTCCCGCTCGAATTTCTATCATGTTTCCTCCATAAAAATGAGAGCGGTTTCCCGCTCTCACACAATGCATCTCCTATGATCTCGTTTGACATTGGCACGCGACACTTGAGCATAGACCATAGTTGTGTTGATGTTGACATGCCCCAAAATCTGCTGTACTTCTTCCACTGGCATACCTCGGTCAAGACCGTCTGTCGCTGTTGTATGCCGTATCAGATGCGGATACACTCTCCGACCAATCTTTGACAGCTCTCCCAGCTGTCGTACACGTTTTTCAATCGCCGGCTTCTTTAACCTGCCATGTGGCATACGCTCCGACACAAATAACGCTGGATTTTCGTCTGTTCTCATTTCAAGATAATTCCGCAATGCAAATTCTGCTTTTACGTTCAAGTAAGAAGTTCTGTGTTTATCCCCCTTTCCAAATAAATGTACTTCTTTCTGCTCAAAATCCACATCTGCAATATCAAGCCTCTCAAGCTCTGTTACGCGGCATCCGGTGCTGTACAGCATCTCAATCATGGCCTTATCTCTGACTGTCTCACACGCATTCCTCAGCCGTTCCAGCTCCATTCCAGACAGTGGCTGTCTCTGCGCTCGCTCATACTTAATTGCTTTAATATTCCGGCACGGATTGCTCCCTATGTAACCCTCGTTGGCCGCCCATTCAAAAAACGTCTGAATGATAACTCTGCGGTTATCAAGCGTCGCATTGCTGATCTTTCTTGTCTCCTGCGTCTTATACAGATAGATCCGGATGTCGTTCGTTGTAATCTGCTTCAGATCTTTGTTCACCTGGAAAAAGAAGTCTCGGAGAACCATATTGTACAGCTCCAGCGATCTGACGCTCAAACCCTCTATTTTGCGAGTCGCAAAGTAGATCTCATAGCACTCCGGCAGATACCCCTCGTACGGCACAATTTCTGTATTCCGCGGAGCTATTTCGTAGTCTCCAACGAAAATAATGAGTTTCTGATACACCACTTTCAGTGCGTCATCCGGAATTTCACCAACAAGCTTCGTCATGAATGTCTTCGCAAACTGTTCGCGCATATAAAAATTCCTCCTTTTCGGGGTACCCAAAAGGAGGCTGATATGCTATAATAAGCTCAGCCCCTTTAGGGTGTGTGGAGCCGAACTTTCAGATTGGTCGTCGGGAGTTCGGCTCCCTTTTTTGTTTTCTACCCTCTTATTATACCACATTTCATGCGCGATTTCGAATATATTTTCGATATTTTTCAAAAATCTAGTTCACTAAACGACCCGGTTTCGTGAGCTCTTCCAGCTTGTATTCCATCAGTGCCCGTGTCTTTTCCTGCTGACTGTGGTTACTGATCAGGCAGACCACAAGTGTAACGGCGGCACTGATGCAGGCGGAAATAATCGTTTCCATGTACTCAATTCTCCTTTTTTCTGATTTTTGCATAAAAATAAGACCGTTTCCGGTCCCGCTCGAATCTCTATCATATTTTTCTCCATTAAAATACCAACCATCGTATTGAGTGGTTAGTAAAATTAATCTTAATGTTCCTCTAATAACTTTTCCATATCATATCCATGTGCTTCGGCAATCCCTTCTGCCATTTCAACATTTCCCCCTTCATAAATCATGCATAAAGCATATTTAATCCTCGTTTCATATGCTTCTCTTTCAATCCTTCCAGAATCATACGCCTTGTTTGCCTCGTCTAAATCATGTTTCCATTCCTTCCAGCTCATTTTCCTTTCCTCCCGTACTTTTGATACTAAAAATTATACCACGGGCAAGGAAACCTGCCAATGATTATTAGTTGAATGTTTTGGAAAGAATGATACGTAATCTTTTCTGAATTTATGAATTTGCTCTTAATGCCCCTTCTGTAATACCAGCGATCACAGTACCTGCTACCTGGTTAAATATTTCAATCAGCATTGGAAGTCCTTTGTCGCGGGCAATCTCCTTGGTTTTATTCCAAACTGTATCATTTCTAAATTTTTCAAGCGTATCATAGCCCTCGTTTGTTAAATTTCCGATATTGAGTATGGTTGAACCGGTAACATATTGTTTTGCATTAATATTTCGGATTAATCCTGCCTCCTTCATCAATAACAAATGTTCCACTATAACCTTGTCATCATAACCGTCAATTCTAATTTTCGAGAAATTTATTGATCCGGCACCAGGTTCATATACTTCTTCAATCTTAATCAACAAATTTCTGATCAAATCCATATCCCTTTGCATACAAAATTCCTCCTTGCCCACATAATATATTTTCTTTTATTATAAGGCATCAATGAGTCTTTTTCAATTAGTTGCAATTTTAAACTCTATCTACTTATCGACCAAATATGACCTTTATCGCCCTCCGGCGCTTAGTCTGTCAAGCCTACATATCCCAATATATCACTGCTTCTTGCTACCACTCACTCGCGTCTGGTATAGTGGTCTCGAGGAGGTGGTTATCATGGCTCATCCACGCAAATCCGAAGAGGACAAGTACAAGAAAATGTCGATCAGCTTTGAACCGGAACAGCTTAAGCAGCTTATCTCATACCGCGAACGCGAAGAGCGTACCGCATCGTGGGTCATCCGCAAGGCTCTTTCCGAGTGGCTTGATAAACATGATTCATGATCCTTTTCCAATGCTACCGATACCATTCTATGTGTTTCAAATGGTATCGGTAGTTACCTTTCGTCCTCTTTAGTTAATGTTATAACTTATTTTTGTACATTTTCTTTCAATCATATCATATGTGCAGTTCGCACCAATTCTGCATATTTTTATTTCTTTATTATCTGTGTCAAACGATATAATGTTAAATGCATCTGCGCTCCGTGTTCCTGCAATTCTCGGTAAATCATCCGTATAGCTTGCTTGTGTCGTTGGATTTGCTGAATCAGTCACGACAATATTTAACATTTTATTTTTTGTTCCTTTTACAAATCCGACATTATCATAATGTGTATGCCCCGACAAAAAACAAATAAAATTACTATTTTCTCGGTCGGAAAAATCAGCTAGTACATTTACGGTATATGTATTTAAGGGAAGATAAGGATATGCTTCGTTATCAACATCATAAATTTTATTCAGTTGGCTTCTTGAAATAAAAGCATCAATAATATCTCGTAAAACATTGTTACTCTGATTCGATTTATAATCACCCGTACTGCCTTTCCACCCAGTACGTCCTTTCATATACGAGAAATTGCTTTTTAAGGTGTCAATGTCAAGGTCATATACTTTCTGATGCAATGCAATTATTACTGAATAATCGTTTGGAAGTCCATTTAAACTGTTTTTTTTCGTTGATGAAAGAATGTTGCATAGCCACGTTACTTGTTCTTGCGAAAAAAAACGATTCCATTGGTCAAATAAATATTTCCCATTGTTATCCAAAACTTTTGGATTATCATATTCATTCAAGACGATTAATCTTATTTTTTCATTTATAAAATCTTTATAATAATATGGCTTCTCTTTTCCTACTATATAATTTGATTTTTGAGATATATCAGATATATAATAATCATATAAATTTTTTTCAGAAAAACTTGTTTCAAAGTGGTTTCCTGCATCATGGTTTCCTATTACATACAAAAAAGGTTTTTTGGATTTAAGAGCATAAGGTTTTACAGTATCGGAAAAGCCATTTTCTGTGCGATTAAGAAAATAGTTGCTTTCTTGTGAATCTCCTGTGTGAATAACTGCATCGATGTTTTTATAATTATCAGCATATTGAAATGCGTCCTCAACAGTGTTTGCATATCCATGACTATCAGACAAGTGTAAGAGTGATAAGTAATGTTTTCTATACAGCGTGTTTCCTGTCTGTTTTGTATCAGAGAAGCTTATGGCTGTCATAATCGGCTCTATATCAATATTTTTGGAAACTATTTCTGGAATTTCTTTTTTTTCAATATCTCCAATGCGTTCAAGAATGTCCTTTTCATTGTATAAAAAATATGTCTGAGGTTCAACGTCTCCACGGACTAGCATTGCACTTCCAATAGCGTAATAACTTTGTTCCTCTTCACTTTTTTCAAAAGCAACATAATACCCAATTTTATCAACGTCATATGTAAATTTTCTTCCCTGTTGAAGTGCTATACCATAATATCCATTCTCTATTTTACTTTTTTTGTTATCATAAAATTGAATTTTTAAGTATCCAAATTTGCCATTATTCATTTTTTTTACATAAAACTTGTCCCCTTTTTGAGCGAAAATCGGATAGAGTTTTCCCAATTCTTTACCAATCAAATTTCTATTTCCGATTACAGTTTCATCAATATAATTTATCTCTTCCTTGAGCGAACTAACCTGCTCCGTCATCGCCGTGTAGTCGGCCGGCAGGCTTTTCTTGACTTCTTCTGCGTAGGCGCTGATCTCCTCTTTCATCCGTTCGATGATGTCCGTCTGTTTTTCAACCGGCACGGCAGAATCTACTTCCATTCCTTCTAATACGTTCAGAGTGGCGAGTGTCGAATAGAACTTCTGCCGCAGCTCCGATCCCTGGGTTTTGAATAGATAGACCACGAACGCGGTTTTCCCCATGTACTGCACAGCATCGGCGTCTACGAGCCACGAAAACGTGATGGCACTCCCGCTTGCCTGCATATCTGTGATGTTGTAGTAATTTTTATTTCCTTTGGCGTTTGAGTACAAAATTCTCCCGGAGAATGTGGACATATCGAAGCCGTGGTAGTACCTGTTCATGCCGAATTTGATCTTATTTACATTTTTATCTCCTTCAACTCCAGCTACTACGCCATTTTTCGGGATAGAAATCACTCTCAGATGTTCGTCAATCCAGAACTGCAGATCATCGTCCGTGACTGGTGTTGCGTACTCTTCCACATCTTCCAGCATCTCTTCCAGTAATTCGTCTGTTGTACTCATGTCATTCCTCCTGTTTCACCTCTACCCTGTTTGTTGACAGTTTCATTCCGTCTTTTCCCAGTCCTACTACGTTCACGTACCATTTCTTTCCGCGCAGTACCTCTGTTCTCACGATGCAGCAGTTTCCTGTTATTTTTTCCGAAAAGCATTCTGCAATCTTCGAGTCAATTCGGCGGAACTCTGCCACTTTTACTTTTCCTGCCCACTCCCGGTCAAAATAAAATTTCGCTGTCATATATTGCTCACTGCCCGCCACCAGACCGGAAAAATCCCCCCGCTTTTCGATCTGCTGACCCATAACAGAAAATTCAAGTACTCTCATGATTCTCCTCCTACGCCGTTCGTTTCCAGATATACACTGTGATATATGGCGGCAGATTATTGATCACCTGTGCACGATCCGTCATGGCAGATACCTTATTTACTCTGATATTTCCAACTGACGTCTGTGCCGCCCATGAAGCTGCCGTCATATTCGCCTGCACCGTAGATCCATATGGGCCTCCGTCATCCCCAAAAATCTGATACATTCGACCTCCATCTGCTCCATTTGTCTCATAATGTTTATGGTCAATATTGTTTTCAGCCACACCTGCTTTGATTCCTGATTTGTTCCATTTTTTGGTTGTATCATTTTCATCTACGCCGATCAGTGTTCTCCCTTTGGCGTATCTTTCCCATGTTCCCCCGAAAATCTGGTTCGGATCCGCAGTTTCTGTTTCTGTGATCCATATAGATCCGACCGGATGGTTCGCCATCTCGTCGCTGTGCATATATATTTTGTAGGCTTCGTTCTGTGTGTTGTAAGATCCCATCCGAATTTTCCCGTCCGCCATAAAACCTACATACTGCACTGTTGTTCCTTTTTTTGTGATCAGTCCGAATGCATCCGTTCCTCCAGACCATCCGCCCAGATCCGGGTAGAATCCGTCCGAAAATCCTGCATAGCTTTTCAGTTTTGTTTTCAGCCACTCCTCCACAGTTTCCCCTGTGGTTTCTGCTTTCTGGATATTTTTCAAATCGTCCACGGCAATTTTTTTCTCATTTCCGTCTGCGTCGCAAATCGCTACATAATCTGTGCTTTCGACTTTGGCTTTCGTCGGCCACTCAAACATTGTCATGTCCATTTTTTTCGTCTCCTCTCTATGCCGGTATCCACTGCACCGGGTACACTGTTGCCGTTGGTTCTGGTGTTGGTGTCTCCTCTGTGCCGCCCTGCTTATATCTCAATACATGATCCCATGGCGGTGTGTGGGAATAATAACTTCTTGTGCAGATTTCGGTTCCCGTCTGGTCCCCGGTCTGTCCTCCCACTGCTCCACCGAATTCGTTTTGAGATGCGTGTACAATCTGTCCATTGCCTATATAGGTAGCAACATGATAGCCCTCGCTCAGCAGCACATCGCCGCGTTTCAGACCTGATCCGGAATAGACGTCTACACTCCCGATCACATCCGAAAAGCCACAGCGCAGGAATACCGCCCGCATATCTCCGGTGTAGCTTGCTCCATACGTTTTCACCGGCACGCCGGCTTCCTGCCACGCTGTGATGCAGAACGAGGAACAGTCATAATCTGGCCCCCACCGATACCCCTGATCATACCCATGTGAGTTATCCGCCGCGATATTCAGCATCCAGGCAAGCGCCTTTTCAATTTTTTCCACCGAATCATCATCCAACGTCAGATGCGTTTTCCAGTAATTCGCATACTCTTTTCTTTTTGGCTGTACTGCTCCGGCGTGCTGCTCATAATTGAGTTCAAATAATTCTACCAGCGTTTCCAGGCTTTCTCCGGAGTTCCAGAATTCCGCAAATGACATTGATGTGGTTCTTTTCTGCCACTGGATCCCTACGTTTTTTTCGTAGAGGATCCGCTGCAGCTGTCCATTGATGTTCTTGCTCTCGTATCCTTTCGCTGCGGCCCAATTTGTATATTTCGTGGAGGGGGTCCACTGCACCAGCCCAAATCCCAGGTCTGTTCTACTGCTGTCGAGATTCTGCCAGATCCCCGGATTGCAGGTGGATTCCGCGTACATATTGCCCAGCACGGCAAGCGCCGCGTTCTGCGACGCTCCATTTCGGATCATAAAATTATAGATGTACTGCGCATTGTCTGTAGCATTTTCCATGCTCAGATAAACATTTGAGCTAATTAGTGCCATTTTTCAGTTCCTCCCACGTTCCATCCGATTTCTTGATCCTTCCTCCCGTGATTCTTCCGTTTCGGATAACCAGATAACTTTCGTCAGAGTACACGAGTTTCCCACTCAATCCCGCAGATCCGGAATATCCCTCGTAGATCGCCCCTGCCCTGAACCTGATATAATCATCTTGTGGATTCACCTCGATGAAGGTGTTTCCTTTTCCGATCATTCCCGACCATGTGCTTTTTCCTGTCACAATATCCACATTTTGGAGTGGTGATATCTGGATAACTGACTTTCCGCTGGATTCTTTTACCAAAATTCTTCCATTCTCCAAAGCAACCGAGCATGGTTTCCCTGCTTCTTTTCCAAAGATTTCCAACAGTGACGCAAAAATTTTTCCGCTGTTCAGATCCAGCTTAAATCCTTGTTCTCCATCTTTATAATTTTGCGACAGCAGCACCCCTGCAATGAGATAATCTGCTAGAAATCCCTGACCCGTCCCAAATGTTTTCCAGTCCCAATCTCTGCCGTCCGGCGTTCTTTCGGATGCGATCAAAAATCCCGTTGTGCCGAGTGCCATCGCTCCGTACAGGTCGCTGTTCTTGTCCAATTCTTCGAAAAGGATTGCTTTTGCCGCCTGTTTTTCCGCATTCTCTGCAGTTGCTTTCAGTCTTGTTTTCATCATGTTAATCATTCCGGTTACCTGATCGCCTTTTACGGTTCCGTCTTTGTTCAGCGCCAGCTCTGCCATTTTCATTGCCGCACTGATCCGATCCAGATAATCGTTCTCCGCGGATCCGAGCGTGACGGTTGTATTTCTTTTCATGATACAGTCCCACACCACGCTCACAGCACGTTCCCTTGTTGATATCTGCAGATCTTTGTTCTCCACTTTCACGTAATCTCCGAGACCGATTTTCACAAGATTCTCCACATCTGCATACTCAATTGTGTTTTCGATGTTGATAAGATCCACTTCATACGTGATTTCCGGCAGGTCACATCCTGCCTCAAAATCTGCTTTTGCCTTTTTCCGTAATGCTTTCTGCAGATCTTCCAGTGTAGCATATCCTGTTTCATCGGTTCCGCAGTCCTCCTGCAGTTTTACGTCTTCGTATTGTACCACTTTTGTGTAGGCGATCGGATATTTCCCAATATTGGGGCTGTCCACATAGTAACTATCATCTGGCAGTGTGTGCCCATTGTAGCTCTCCGGAATAATTCTGGTAACCACGTTATCCATGTTTACTTTCGCCTTAACGGACGACATGTTAAATCCAAGCCGCGCTTCTGCTCCGTAATCTCCTCCGGCTCTTTTTCTCATCTGGCATACGTAATTCTTGAAAATAGGTTCTCCACCCCATCTGTTGATGAAACTGTTTTCATCGTCAGACAGCAGCGCCTCAATCAAATTCTTCCTGACGTAGTACGCGGTATTGATATCCGTGATATCCGAAATAACACGATATTTTCCAACGCTGATCTTCTCCGCCGCCTCCGTGCCCGTGCACTGTGTTGGCCGCACATCTTTCAGATGGGTTTCTCTTGATGCATCAAAAAAGATGGGCCGTGCCTTTGCGGCAAGTCCACCCATCTCCTTTTCTGCATCATACACCCGGAACTGCTCGTTTTCTCCGTATGGGGTCGGCGCTGTGATAACGGATCCGGCTTTCAGGCAATCAATATACAGCGCATCCGCCGCGCACTCGATCTCCATATCCCATTCCCCGCTAAGCTGCATAGTCAGCTCGCATTTTGTCGGATGCAGTACACAGTCACCGTTATTTTCGTAATTTTTGTTTTCTGGCTTGTAAACTTGTATCATCTTGTTCTCCAACGCGGCGCAATTGAAATTTCAAATGCAGAATCAAATAAGATCACGTTCTCTCCCGGGTTCAGATAGAAATCTTCATAATTTCCTCTGATCGCATTGCTCGCATTTCGTCCCTGGCCATTCACTGTGATTTCTTTTTCCGTATCGATGATCAACGTTCCGTTGACCTGTGCAAGCAACTCATTTCCGTTGATTCGTCCCCAGCACTCTCCGTGACCCTCAATTTTGATTTTTGGGCACGCAATATCATAATCATTCATCAATGTAAAAAATCTTCTTTTTGTGGCTACTTTCTGGCCGTTTTCTGTCAGCACGTATCCTCCGCCGCCTACTTTGTGACCCCAGTATACCGGCATTGGATATGGCTTTTCATATTCATCGCTTCCGCGGACGTGCAGATACGGGGAGCAGTAAAATGTGATTGTGAATTTTCCCACCCGCAGGCTTTCCCTGCTGTTTTCGCTTAATACTGCATAATAGGCACGGTACGAAAAAATAGGGTCATCATTCAGGATCAGTTCTGCATTTTTCTCCTGTGCCCATCGTTTGATTTCCCGCCATTTTTCGTGCCATTTTGACTCCGGGCCGATATAGTTCATCTCGATCGAGATTGTCATCTCCTTGTAGCGGCCATTGTCGATATGATAAGCCCCATCTACTCCCGGCACTTCCAGAGTTTCGATGTCCCGTTCTGCTGCAGGGATGTTCGGCCTGTTGACTGCAAAAATGCAGAGGTCGGCGGAACTGACCCCTGCAAAAATAACTTCGTAATCGTCAATCATGCAAAGCCTCCTTTCCAGACAGGCTTACTTATCTGCTGTCTGTTCAGCTCTTTGATGGTTAATTTCACGACTTTCTGGTAGATTCTTTCGTCTCCAAGATTAATCACGTTTTCCATCGTCAATCCAAGATCTCCCAGGACCTCGGCAAGTGCTTTTATCAGGTCTGCATTGTTGGCCCGTACTTCTTCGCGGACGTACTTTTTCAGCGTCTCAATCGGCGTTACGGCTTCCGGTCCTGCCTCGCCCGCTACGTCGATCGTGCTTCCGGACTGATTAACCACTGTTGGCCGGTTCAGGATCACGCCTTTCGCACGCCAGTTGATGCTTAATTTCGGGATGCTGCCTTTGATCAGATCACTGATTGTCCAACCCGGCGGCGAGATCTGGAAATGTGGTGTTTTGATTTTTGGTGTTGGCCAATCGCCGGCAAGGAATCGTTTCGCTGTGTCCAATGCATTTTTTACCACATTTTTGATTTCTTCAAATTTGCTCCAGAATTTATTTTTGACTCCTGTGAGCTTGCCGCCTGTCAGCTTGTCGATCACATCAAATCCCGTGGACCATATTTCCTTCCATGTCTGCCAGCTCGCGGCCAAGATTCCGGTGATTCCGCCTCCGTGTTTTTCGTAGGCATCCTGGATCCGGCCGAGCTTCTCTTCGCCCAGCTCCACGCAGAAATCATAACCGGCGGTCAGTACCGTTTTTAAAATATCAATCCCTTCGAGTACCCCTTCCCGGAATTCGTCGCAGGTTGTCCAGAGTGTAAAAACAGCAATCACAATTGCCGTTATAATTGCGAGGACCGGATTCGCCGCGATGATGCCAAATAGACCCGATAAGCCTTTTGCTATGACCGGAATACCTCCGATTATTTTTGCCCCGCTACTCACCACTGTTCCAAGCACAATAAGCAACGGACCAATAGCAGCCACGATCAGGCCAATCTGTATAATCATCTGTTTTTCCGATTCCGACAATCCGTTAAACCATTCTGTAAATTGCGAAATCTTTTCCGCAATATTTTCGATAATCGGTGCGATTTCCTCCATCAGTGTTGTTCCAATGTCGATAGCATCGTTTTTCAGCTCATTCGTCGCCTTTTTAGTCTTTGTGGAGTTTGTGTCCAGTTTTTCAAATGCCGTATTTGTCGCGCCTGCACTATTCTGCATCTGTTCCAAAACGCCATTAAAATTCTCAGCGCTGTCTCCCAGCAGGATCATACCTGCTTTTCCGGCCTCCGAACTGCTCCACATATCGCCAAACGATTTGTTGTTTTCCGTCGCCGCATCGCTGATTATTTTCAGGACATCAGATAATGACATGCCGCTGTCCATCAATTCCTTAAACGTCTTTCCCGTCTTTTCTTTCAGGGTTTCCGATACGGTCGTTCCTGATTTTCCGAGCTCATTCAGCATACCGTTCATATAGGTTGTGCTTTCTGCCGTTGCAACTCCGTTCGCTGTCATGATGGCATATCCCGCGCACAGCTCGTCCAGGCTTACTCCGTAGGCGTTTGCTGTCGGAATTACTTTTCCCATTGATGATGCAAGATCAGCAACCGTCGTTTTTCCCAAATTCTGTGTTTGGATCAGCATGTCCGAAACATTCGTTACTTCAGATGCTTTCAATCCATACGCATTCATGATGGTTGTAAGCACATCCAGCGCCGCTCCCGCATCCGCGAAGCCTGCTTTTGCCAATTTTGTTGAATTCGAAACGAAATTGACTGCATCGCCTGTTTTCTGTCCTGCTGAAATAGAATCATAGACATTCTGTGCAATTTCTTCCGATGAGATTCCTGTCTGATTGGAAAGATCCAAGATCGCCTTTTGCATTTCGTCCATTGGGACTTCCGTTGCGTCAGCAATCGTCGAAACTTTTGCCATCGAATCCTCAAAATCCATAGCCATTTTGGCAGACGCCGCTCCGGCCGCAAGAATCGGAACGGTCACCTTTTTCGTCATTCCGCTTCCCTCGTCCTTGACCTTTTCCCCTGCTTTCTGGACTTTTTCTGTATATTCCTCAATTGATGCTTTTCCGAATTTCAGCTGCTCGTTTACTTCTTTCAGACGGCTCTTGTATTCATTTAGCGACGCTTCCGCCTCATTCAGCGCGGCTTTCTTTTCCTCGATCGCCTTTTTGTTGTCGCCCTCGGCATTTTCCAACAGTTTCAGTTCTTCTTTTACGAGACCGACTTTTTTCTGGTACGTCTCGCCCTGCTCCGTCAGATACTTCTGCTCATCTTTTAATTTTTTCGCAGATGAGGTGTTTTTGTCCCACTGGCTCTTCATCAGCTTGAATGAGGATTCATTCTTTTTTGCGGACGCATCCAGCGTGCTGATGGAGTCATCCAGTTTTTTCATGTTCTCTTCCAAAACCGCGGAGCCGCTCTTGATTTCCTGGTTTACTTCTTTCAGGCCTTTCTGGTACTGGGCAAGTGTTGTCTCTGCCTGGGAAAGCTGTTTTTTCTTCTGGGAGATCGCTTTCTCGTTTTTGTTCTCTGCTCCCTCCAGTTCAGAAAGCTCTCTTCTCAGGACCTCCACTTTTTCGTTATATGTTTCGGTCTGTTTCTGCAGGTATTTCTGTCTGTCGGTCAGTTTCTCCATGGCCGTTGTGCTGTCATCCCAGGCGATTCTCGCACGTTTAAACTCTTCCCGGTTACCCTGTACGGCTTCCGAAATCTGTTTCAGGCTTTTCTGAAAATCTACCGTACCGTCCGTTTTGAACGATAAACCGACCCGCTTCATATCATCCGCCATACAGCTCACCTACTTTCTTTCTCTCCCAAAATTTTTCACACATTTCGTTAAAAAATATGGGGTCGCAATTAAAAAATTCTTCCTCGCTCATCCCCATCTCCGCGGCGCAGATCCGGTATTCCGCCCAGTCTACGTCAAGCCCTTCGCCATCTGCTGGCGTGCTCGTTTTTTTTTAGCATACTCGTCACATCTGGCCGAAAATCCCTCCAGCAGCACGCGGATCTGTTCATCGTCCATCGGCACCAGCTGCAGTGCCTCGTCAAACGTCACCGTTTTTCCGTTGCTTCGCAGGATTGCGTACACGGACGCGGCCGCAAGATCCATTTTTTCCGGATCTGTCAGTTTTTCCTGCTTCTTTTTGGCCAGCTTGTAAAATTTCGGCATTTTCTGCAGATAATAGAGTGTGCCAAAATTAACATTGACGGGCAGCCGGGTGCCGTCCGTCAAATCTACAATATAATCTTTCATGTTTCTCCTTATCCGGCTACTGCCGTTGTCAGATCGTCATCCTTGAGGATTGGTTTCGAGAAGAACTTTTCTTCTGTCAGCCCCTCCGGGAATGCTTTCATGCTGGAATCCAGCGATACTTTAATATTTTCTTTTGCGTCGAATGGGTACGCAACGATCGTTACTGTATCTGTCTGCACGGAAAACGTTTCCTCACCTGTTGCCGCATCATCTGTGTTTGCTGTGAGCTTACATTTCGGATACCAATCATATCTCTCTGAGCCGTCCTTGTTTTTGACCACTTTTCCATACGCAAAAAACGGACGAATGCTCTTTCCTCCGGACAGAATGAGGCCGTTTTTCGTCACCTCATCCCCTCTCGCTTTTGCAAGCGTATCTGCCGGGAACGCCACTACCTCGACTTCGATGTTCGTTGATGGCTGGCGGGTGTCTGTATCGTAGATTTTCCCGGAAGCATATACATCCGTTGTCCCTGTGTTCTCTGTTACTTTTACGCTTTTTACAACTTCGGTTTTCTCCACGCTTTCCTCAAACGTTTCTGTCCACTGTCCATTTTCGTCCGGCGTATTGAAACACACATACTGTGCTCCCACTGTTTCTTTCAGCGGTGGTTTTCTCGTTTTGATTGACATATTTTTTTCCTTTCTACCTGAACAATCTCTGCAGTATCAGGTTATAATATTTATTTGAATCTTTTTTGAACAATCCGCGCAGATGCGGCTGTGCATTCATTTTTCGTGTTCCAGCTTCTACCATTGGACCGTAATATTTTCCCCATCCCACTTCAATTTCTCCGTTTTTTCCTTTTCTGGCCGAAACGGTGTCCAGTAGATGGGCGTATCCAGACTTTCGAATCTGTGATCTCGGTTTTGGCAGCGCCCGCACATCTCTGGCCAGCTGCTCCGCGCCATCCATCATGGCTGCTTCAATTCTGCTCTGTTCGAATTTCTCCTGATATTCCTGAATGATCTTCTGAAATTCGTTCATGCCTGCAGAATAGAAATCGTCCTCATTCATACTGTTACCTCAACGGAAAAATAAGAATGAAAGACCTTATCTTCCTGCACGTACTCGTGATAGATGGTAGGATGGAGCCCGACTTTTCTGAGTTTTTCTCTCAGTTCCATCAGTTTTTCATTCCGCGGCGTACGAGAATAGAAGCTAATCTGGTATGTTTCCACATTTTCGTACTCTTCTCCAGATGCCAGAATATCCTCCCAGATATAGTCCCAATAGACCACACGCGGGTATTTGTTTGTATTTTCCTGGCTTGCGATTCCCTCATTGACCGGGATCTGGAGCGAGTGGAGCAAATCGCTTAATTCCTGTTTTTTCATGCAATCACCTCAATCGTTCGATCTGGTCGCACCAGTGTGAGCTCCGTTTCCGGGAATCCGTCTTTGTTGATGATGTGTGCGGCGTTATAGACTCTGTGCTGTGTTCCCTCAATGATACACACACAGTCACTGTCAATTTTCTTGTACTGCGGAATCCGAATTTTCATCGTGATTTCCCGGCCGCTCTGGCTCAGTGCGTATCGGGTATGGTCATACACAGAAATCTCGTTGTACCAGATCGTCATATGCTGATTTTCCAAAATATCTTCTGGAAAATCTTTGGTTTCGTCTGTTTTGATTCTATAGAGTTCAAAGCAGCCGCTTGTGTACACCGGCAGGCTCATGACGGTACCTCGCTTTCCAGCTGCCATGATAAGATAATTGCAGCATAGTTCTGCTCCCATTCGTACGTTTTATGATTGTATGCATAGTACACGTAATTTTTCAGCAGACTTCGAAACGTATCATCTGTTTCCAGGCTTCTTCCCGGATTGAGCGTATCAAGACGGTGTTTTCCTTCTTTCAGGTACCGCAGCAGCGACTCATCCGGGAAATACGGCGGAATCTGAAATTCCTGCCGCACTTCCTCAATCATTTCTTCCAGCATTCCGCCTTACCTCCTTATTCTCCTGTTGGCTCTGCTGCCTGCGCGATTGTCTGTGGAACCGTTACCTGCTGAACCGGCAGCACGTACTCTTCCAGTTTCGTCACGTCAAATACTACGGCGCAGTCATCATCCACCGCGCGGCCGTTCGCATAGCATTTTCCGATGATAACGTCTGCATCATCCATTGCTTTTGTCTGATCATAAGTGTTCAGCTCCACGCCAGATGCTCCCATCGTGTAGACACCTGCCATGGTAAAAATGCCTTTTCCTTTCGGTACGTTCGCATCCGGAATCTTTTCAAGGCTCATAAATGAGGTGTTTCTATATCCTCCTGTGAGACTTTCTCCATACAGCGCCGGGTCCACATATTCCGCCTCATCGCTCGGATTACACAGTAAATACAGCGTTCCGATTTCTCTCTTTCCGTCTTTGCTCAGTGTCTTTCTTACTGGAGCAAGTCCTTTCGGGCTGAATTTGGTTACCGTGTTCATTACCGTTTTCGCCTGCGCGGTTCCGTCCGCTTTGAAGCTCGCGATCTTATTCATGATTCCTACAGGACCCGTTTTTCCGTTTCCATCCAGATATCCTTTTACCAGACCGTCCTGCATTGCCTCCGCAAGAATTGCCGTAAAATATTTGTCCACAAATGGCAGCGCAAGATCCCGAATTGCTTTCGGAATCACAAGATATACTGTCAGTTTTTTCACTTCCAGGTCAAGAGTTTCAAAACTTGCGTTCAGCTCTCCTTTGATGGCATCTGTTAAGTCCCCCCATACTGCAGTCCCGGAATGTTCACCAACCAGCCATTTTTTCACATTTGCCGGGGCAAATTTTACCAGGCTCAGAATTTTACTTGCCTTTTTCACATCATCCAGCGTTCTGTCGATGATTTCATCCGGAATAATGTCGATCTGCTTTGCAGTGATTGCCTGTTTCACATCTTTCAGCCCCTCGTAGAACTGTTTTTCCTTGTCTGACAGATTGTGAAGGTTCAGGCGTTTTCTGTATTCCTCATCGTGAGCCGCGCGGGCGTTCTGCTCCACCAGCTGATTGATGAGTTCTTTGTTTTTCTCCTCCACGATCATAGCTGCAGCCTGATAGATCGCCTCTACCTTATCGTCTGCATCTTCCATCATCTTCATTACTTTCTGTTTCAGCTCTGCCTCTGTGATTTTATCGATGTTCATTTTTTTCTCCTTTCTGAAAGAAAGCGTCAAATCCGCTTTTCTGTTTTTGCGCCGGCGCAACGGCCCGCATGAACTTTTTAACCTCCGCATCCAGGAATGTGCGATTGTTCAGCTGTTTGATCAGCTGTTCATTTTCTGCGAGAAGCTGTTCTGTCCGCGGCTCCTCCTTCTGCTCCACGCCGATTTTATCAATTAATCCGCATTCCAGGGCTTTCTGCGGTGTGAGCACGGTCTCTGCATCCATCATGGCTCTCAGTTCTGCCTCATCGATGGTCGCACGGCGCATCATCAGCTGCACACAGGATTCCATACACACGTCCAGCTTGTCCGCCTCTTCCCGGAGCTGTTTTGCATTTCCTGTGACGCTGGCCCACATGTTGTGGATAATCGCGCTTGTGCCGTACCCCATGATTCGCTCATCGCACCCCTGCAGAATTGTAAACGCGATTGAATGGCATACGCCGTCCACGATTCCCACTTTGTGTGCCTTGCTCTCCTGCAGCAGGTTGTAGATGGCCGTTCCTTCCGAAACCGATCCGCCGTAGGAATTAATATGCAGTTCAATTTCTTCCCCATCCGGCACCGCTTCCAGGAGCTTCTGGAAATGTGCCGCGGATGTCTCCGACTCGTCATAGTCCCAGGTTTCCCAGTTCCACTCTCCATATTTCGAGATATCGTCATACAGAAAGATCTTGTGCACGTTGCCATCCACCTGCTGGCAGTAATGCATCTCTTTTCTTTTCATGGCTTTCTCCTTCCCTTGTTATTTGCTGTTTCACCCATCAGCTGGGAGATTTATTCTGTGTTTCCCGTGACCGCGCTTTCGTCCGCGGTATAGTTCTTTGTCACCATACGGCTTCGGCTGAATTCTGTATTCAGTGCTTCCCAGCCGATGGATTCCCGCAGCTCATCCAGGTTGAAGCCGATGCTCCGCAGGGTACTCATGCCGGTTGCGCACTCGATCAGGTCGCGGTGCTTGAATCTTGACAGATCCACCCAAATTTTCTCGTCTTTTTCATAACTTTCTTTTCCGACAAGTTTTGCGTTGAATGAATCGTTCAGAATTTCGGCAATCGGTGAAACTGCGTAGGTGATGAACTCGTTTGTGCTGTCCGCTTTTTCTGTGATTTCTCCCAGGAATACCGCCATTGGGATGTTAAATGCCATTGCGGTGTCCTTAAAAATTTCTTTCGCAAACTTTACAACGTCCTCACTTGCCCCTCCGGCCTTAATTTCAATCTGGTTGATATCAATTCCGGCGCTCGTGATGATAGTTGACGGTTCATCACTCAGCAACGTCTCCTGCAGCTTCTCTTTGTATTGATCTTTTGTCAGCGTTTTCACGTTTCCATTCTCATCTTTTGTCGCAATGATGGAATTTGTTGCGTCAAAATGGAGCTTGAATTTCGGCGTATTAACATACGTCTGCATCGTGCAGACCGCGTTCGCCAGCTTATTGTACTTTTTCGCAATATTCCCAAGGTGTGCACTGAGCCGGTCATTTCGCAGCCGCAAGTGCAGCACCTGATCCGCCGTCAGGTACATGTCCAGCGTCATCGTTCTTCCGTTGCAGCTGATCGTGATATCGCTGTAGATCTGCGGTAAGATTACACTGTCATTCAGTGTCCAGGAATCCGCAAGAAAGTATTGCTCACCCACTCTGCAGATTAACGCTTCTTTTTTCGTCAGCAGTTTGTGGATCGCCGCACGCCAGAAATCCGTTCCGGTTTCATTGGCATTCGGTCGCACATTCAGCCGCCAATAGACGTCATCTTTTGCCCGTCTTGTTCCTTTTTTGTCTTTCCTCTGGACTACAATTTCCGATTTTGCAATCGCATCCGCAATCATGCCAATTGCTTTCTCTTTTGCGAACTCATACAACTGCAGCTGCTGTGTGGTCGATGTTATGATTTCGAGCAGAGACTCTTCTTTTTCTGCTCTTTTGAAAAACCAATCAAACATAGATAACCGTCTCCTTTATCTCATCCTTCGAAAACATCGCCGCCACGAAAGCCATAAATCCATCGTTTTTTCTTAACTTCGGTTCTATTTTTCCGTACATCTTGTTTCCGTATTTGTCCGTGCTCACTTTCGTATTGTTCGTGTACCATCGCATGATGGATGATGGACCATAATTTATTTTTCCTTCCGCAAACAGTCTTTCAATTTCCGGAGCAATGATGGCACACGCCGATCCAATTCTTCGTACCAGCCTTACCAGCCCCGCCGGATTCTGTTTGCTTTCGATTGATATTCCCGCCTCCTCGAATTTTGTTTTGAACATCTGGTAGCGGTAAGTATCCATCGTGATTTTCTGCACGACATATTCGTTCATCCTCTCAACGCACCACCGAATGATGGCATCAATTGGAATTGTCGGGCCATCCACCACCTCGAAGTCCTCAAATTCCGGCTGTCCGAAATTGTTCAGCGGGAATTTGATTTTTTCCAGAAATGGCGAATCTTTGCAGATCCATGTGTGCTGCCTCCATATGAACTCCTCACCGTCCTGTGTCAGCACTCCGGCCGACGCAAAATCTCGAATATCGGCATAGTCCAACGCCAGAATCGCAAGCTTTCCTTTCGTGTCTGCAGTTCTTCTCGGCGTTTTCCGCTCGATATCGTCATAGCAGCACCGCAGAATGTTTTCCCACGACGTTACGGTCTCTTCTTCATTCCGCGCCGGCAAATTGAAACGTTTTGTCATCAGCTCCGGAAGTTTACTCGGAAGCTTCTGTGCTTCCAGATAATCTTTCATGATCTGCGTTGCCAAAATTGGCATATATTCCAACGATGGGTTCGCTTTGTGCCAGGCCTCCGGAAGATCTTTTTCTTCTTTCGTGTCCAGCTTGCAGACGAAAGGAAAATATCCGAGCGGATTTTCTCCCGTCCTCAGAATCTCTTCTATCATCGTCAGGATTTCGTCCAGAGGTCCATCTCGCACGTATCCATTTGTCGTGATAATGAATTCCCGCGGATGCTTTACTTTTCCAAGTGCACTTTCAAACACGTTGATCTGATCATAATTCTCATAGGCATGTATCTCATTCAGAATCAGGCATCCGGGCTTTTTTCCATCTTTGGTTTCCGCTCGGCTTGTATTGTATTTCAACTCCGACCCGGTCTTGAGATTCGTGATCAGCTCTTTTGTAACGCTGAATTTTCCTTTAAACTTTTTCTTTTTGCAGACATTGTAAGCAACTTTGAAAGTTTCGTTCGCCTGATCTTCCGCATTCGCCACGATTTCTATGTGATAATTTTCAACGCCGTACAATGGCGTCTGAAAGAAATTCGCCAGCGGTACAATAAATCCATCCTTTCCGTTTCCTCTTCCCATCATCACGATGAATTTTTGAAACAGCGGCATGTCGTCAATGTACATAAAAGCAAACGCATAAATGAATTTCTGGTACGTAAAAAGTGGGTAATAATTATTCTCGCAATACTGCAGACATTTTCTGTAGGTTTCTTCGTCAAAAAAAACATCGTCTCTCTTCAAAGTCGTGAGTACGATGTTCTCGATTAACAGTTTTCTTTCTGTGTTGATCCATTCCGGATGTGCTTTCGCGTAGGCAAGATAGTCGTCAATTTCTTTACAGGTAACCATCTGCCTCAGACTCATTCGAGATCTGGTCTCTCAGACCAAGATCACTCAAAATTTTTAACATAATTGCCGTGGTTTTCTGCAGATTTTGCACAGATTCATTCGTTTTTTCCACCTTAATTCCGTTTCCGTTCATGGCTTCATAACGGATTCCACGCTTTTTAATATCCTGAATCAGATCCTTTTTTAATTTCCAGTAGTGCATATAATCTTCCACCAGATCCCCGTAAAAATCCGCCGTTTTTCCCTGTAATTTCAACTGCTCCAGCAGCGACTCTTTAACATCTTTCTGTGACATCTGCTCACCACCCTTCTGTTTTTCTGTTCCATCCGAACTGGCTACCCCACCCCTTTCACGCGAGAATCCGAAAAATCTGAACAGTCATGTCCCTTCCTACCCGTTCTACCCCGGCCAAAAATCGCCGAGAATTACCCCGGGGGGATGGTCACCACTGCTCCGGCGCGATCACTCGGCGCTTCGGAATGAATTTCCGTTCGACATGTCTGCCATGCCGCTCATTGTGGCACTGTGTGCACAGGCTCACCAGGTTCTCATCATCCAGCGCCAGCTCCGGATGCTCTTTCAGCTCCATGATATGATGGACCTGTGTTGCCCTCCTGATCTTTGCATCCATCGCCGGCAGCCTCACATCTTTTTCTTTTGCTTCCTGCAGTCTCTTTCTGCAGTCCTGGCATTCGTACTGATCTCTTCGCAGAATGGCCAGGCGTTTGTGTTTCCACTTTTCGGAATTGTAGAATTCCTTTGCTTCTTTATCTGTCATGTTTCCCCCATAAGAAAATCCCCACATTTCTGCAGGGATTTTCTTCGACAAGGTGTGATCGATTTTTGAACTGGAAGAGAACCGGTTTTCCTTTTCCCGTTTCTCTTCTTTTACACTATATCATATATACCGTGTATCATTCTATTTCATTTTGAAATTCGCCAACGCCTTTCCATGGATTCTATGTACCTGTGCCCATCCGTATCCCATCCGCTCAGCAATCTGCTCCCACCGCAACCAGCGTATGTATCTCAGTCTCAAAACTGTTTTTTCGGTCTCATCTTGCATTGACTCGATTTTTCTAGTGATTTCCCGTCGAATCCGGATCCTCTTCTCCATCTGATCTTTCAGTTCTACCAATAATTCATCGAGCTGCGCCGCGTACGCCGATAAATCTCCACAGCTGCTCCCGTGCGGCATTCCGTCCTGGATCATGCCCGGAAACATCTTATCCATTCGCAGCTGGTCAATTTCCTCCTGGATTTCTTTCTCCGCCAGCACCGCTGCGTGGTACCTTTTCAAATACTCCTTTTTCTTCTCGTTTTCTCCTTTGGTCTGCTCCATCGGCATCACCTCTCCATTCATGCTCATTTCTCACATTTCAATCGTCGATCCGCGATCAGTTTTGCGATTTCCCAAGGCTCTTTGTCTTCCCATTTGATCGCGGCAAAATCGCATTCTGCAAACAAGCTTTCTATATGCGCCCACTCTTCTCCGTCGTCCCAGTATGTATCTTCTCTTTCTGGTTTGTATTTATAAATACATAACCTTCCGCGCTTGTCACGAGCAATATATTTCCACTTTGGATCAAGCATCCGCAGTGTCTTTTTCTCTTGTTCGGTCAATTCCGGTTCTGCTTCTGTTTCTGCCCAATTTTTTCTATTTTCTTCGCACACCGAGTTGCTGCAAAATTTGCAGTTTGTGCAAGCAATCTTAACGCATGGGTACAGATTTCCATTGATGTGGACCGCGAATTTTCTTCCTTCGCACGCGATTTCAACAATTTCTTTCTGATATTTTTCTTTATTTTTCATTTGTTCCCTTCCCGTGTCTTTTATTCCACTCTATCAGATATTCCATCTGCTCCTGATCTTCCCGCGGGTCCTTCGGATGTTCCGGCCGGTTCAGCAGCCACGCTGCTGCTCCGACCGTCGCCGCGCAGAATATCACAATTCCGATGATTGTTTCCATTTTCTCCTCCTTTCAGCAATTTCAATAGCATCGTCGTTGTCCAGTCCCAGTCATTCAGCAAATTTTTCGAGAATTTCAGTTCTTTTTTTGCCTGATTGTATTTCTCGTCCCCTTTTGCCGGTTTGCTTTGCATTCCATGCTCCCACATGATCCGTGTGATTGTACTTTTGACAACTCCGAGTTCTTTTTGTATCCGATACGGTGTTGCTCCCGCAAGCAGCATCTCTACAACCTTTTCCTCTTTTTCTTTCGGTATTCTTGGTCTGCTCATGCATTCTCGCCCCTTTACCGGTAATTTTTCCCGAGATCTCCCGGAAACTTAATCCCGGGAAATGCTCTTCGAATGCTTTTTGTCCTTTCGTCTGCAGATACCGGTTGGCTTCTCCCGCCGGATCCTGATGCACCGCTCTGGCGGATGTCCGGTGACATTCCGGGCAGATGTATACTTTCAAGCCATATTCTTCTGACAGGTGCCGATTCGGGCCGCCAAAGATATGATGTTCCTCTAACACCTGTTTCCAGCTATAATCCCCCCCTCTGGCGCAGAGGTAGCAAATCCGGCTCTCCTTGTTCTGCAGCAGGCTCTCTCTGTGCTTCTTTCTCTTCTTTTTCGTCTGCGGTTTCGGAAATAACATTTTTCTCTCCTCTCTGTTAGCGGAACGGAATTTCATCTTCAACACCCTCTGGAATATTCATAAATCCATCGTCATCCGTCTCCGGTTCTGTCTTTCTCTTTGGCGGTCTGGCCGCGCTCGCTCCCTTGCTCTCTACGAACTCCTGCTCCTCTACAACCACGTCTGTCGTGTATACCTTCTGCCCGTCCCGGTTTGTGTAGCTTCCTGTCTGAAGCCGGCCGGTGATGGCGATCTTGATTCCCTTCTGCAGATATTTCTCTGCAAATTCCGCCTGCCGGCCAAACGCTACGCATCCGATGAAGTCCGCAGTCGCTCCTCCCTCTTTCTGAAATCGGCGATCCACTGCCAACGTATAGCGCGCCACCGCACTCTGCTCCGGTCCCTGTGTCCAGCGGACGTCCGGATCTCTGGTTAATCTTCCCATCAGCATCACTTTATTCATTTCTTTTCCCCTTTCTTTATTACCTTTGTATTTTTGATCCGGAACGTTCTTTGCACTCCCGGCTCCGCATCTGTCTCAAGGATTCCATCGGCTACGAGCTCATCCATGTGTTTTTTCACCGTTTTTGCAGATATGCTCAGTTCGTCCGCTATCTCTTTGTAGCTCGGCGGATATACATGTTTTGAAATGTATCTGGCGATATATCGGTATATTTCTTCCTTGATCGCCGTACCCTCTCTTCTACAATACATTCACGTCCTCCATTCCATATCCCCGCTCATCGACCTTGCCTTTCAGCCATTCATAGAGACCCTCTCTGTTTCCCAGGATCTCTGCTGTCAGATTTTTATGCAGGTATTCCGCCACGCCCCACGCGGTCAGCGTATCCAGATACTCTTTTCGCTGCATCGTCTTTCCCAGTACATCAATGCTCTCCGTTCCCGGATAATCCTCTGGAAGATTCATTTGCCCCGGCAGCTGCTCCTCTGTCTCGGTTTGTGCGGTTTCCGTTGCGTTTTGTGTGATTTCCGTTGCGTTTTGCGTGCTTTCCGCTCCGTTTTCCGCAATTTCCGTCTCACTTTGCACTTTTTCTTCTGGTTTCCGCGGTTCTTCTGATTGCGGTGCCTCATTTTTCTTTTGCGCCGCATTTTGGGACGTCTCTTTTTCTGGCTTTTTCGGTGTCTCCAAAACCGGCTCCGCTTCTGTATTTACAGGGCTTTCTGGCTTTTTAATTTGCGCCGGCGCAATTGGGTTTTTCTCAGCTTTTTCCTGTGTCTCTGTTTTGGGATGTTCTTCTTCCTGCACTCTCTGGCTCCATTCCGCGCTTTTGAAGATTTTCTTTGTGATCGCGAAGAACTCCGCCCAACTCATTTTCTGTGGCTGCTGCCCAAACTGCTTAATCTGGATGTCATTCTCGTACATCGCCATATAGTACAGCCCGGCGCGGAACGTTTTGACTCCCGCCGGGTTGACGATCTCAACCATTTTCTCCGCTTCGCCGTCCGCATAGGCCTCGCTCTGTTCCAGCTCCTTCGCGATCGCTGCATTGGCTTCGAAGAACTTCCACACCAATTTTTCCAGCGAATCCGCGGCTTCCGGCACCGGCTCCTCCTTGTTGAAATGTTTTAATTCCCGAATATCCGCCTTTGGCATCTCCGGCCGAACCATTTCTAAGTCTGCATCCGGCAGGGAAAGCATCTCGGAGAGCTTGCTGCTCCCCATCTGCGCATATTCCGGCCGCAGGCGGTCCGAATAACCGTCGATGCTGAATTTTCGGTTGATGCTCATGAATCTCGAGATCGTCGATGCGTTCAATCCGTATTCTGCTTTAGCGAATTCTGTCACTGTCTCATAGCCATCATTTTTATATAGTTTCTGCTCCTCGATCTTCCGGAGTGTGTAACCGATCCGCACAAAACTCTCCTGCACGCCGATCAAGTCCCGCTTAAGGCTCTCTTTCATCGCAAGCCAGTCATCTAGGGTTAATTGTGTATATTCTTCCATACCTACCTCCTATGCTGTCATTGTCATCATTTCACTGGTTTCTTCCTGCAGAGTTCCGCTTTTCAGCTTTTCCAGATAATTATCCAGCCAGCTTTGAATATTCTCCTCATCTGGCTTCGTGTCCCTTTCTCCGTACCACTGCACGATTTTCTTCTGTTCTGGGTTGATTTCTACGGTGATGTACGGTGTTTCCGGTTCTTTTCGAAATCGCATCATCAGAATATAGCTTTTTCCTTCGTTGTGTCTGCTCAAATAGCCATTTCCTCCCACACAGTGATGAAGAAGGCGCCCTTCCATCACGATTTCCTCTGCTGATCGAGCCGGCCGGATGAGATACGTTGCGTCCTCGTAACAATATTCTTTTCGCAAGCTCCTGTACCGCTTCTTGATATTCTCATATCTTTCTTCTGTTTCTTCCAACCGTTTTTTGACCTCTTCCCGGTTTGTCTCGGTAACCATCTGTCTATGAGCTGCGCTCAAATCCCGCGGTTGCTGGTACACGGTATTATGCAGGTCGTATCCACGTCTTTCCCGCATCATCAGATAATCAATATATATGATAGCCGTGTTTCGGATGTTCGCCACGGCTCTCCCGCAATTTGTTTCATAAGCACATCCTGCATATTTTTCAATTCGATTCAGCAGTTTTTGAATGGTCATGTAATTCAGCACAAATGCGATGTGTGCAATGTCCAACCCCGTTTCCCGCAGATGATTTACCTGCTCCTCCGTCCAATGCTGATCCAGGCTCTTTTCGATCTGCAGAACTCTCAAAAGGCGCGCATCTCCCTTTTCTTCGATAAGCTTTTTTGTACGTTCCCTTCGAATTCCCAGCAACGCATCCAACCTTTTCGCAGATGCATCCACAATAATTCCGGTGCGCCCTTCGTTGATGCCTTTCACAATCTCACTCAGCCCCAATTTTGCCAGTATTTCAATCTGCGGCGTTTTCTGATAATTCTGCAGATACCGGATCGGATTTACTTCCTGCGCCTGTTCGTCATATTCTTTTAAGCCACTGTAACGAAATATAGTATTTTTCAACTCTTCGTAAGTCTCCGGCATGATCGTCGCCGCTTTGATGTCAATGTTGGCAAGTCCATATAGATTGCAGTCGTCCCAAAAGTCTTCATTCCGGTACAAGTCGTGTTTATGATAGTCAATCTGCACCTTTTTCCCTGGCTCAAAGTAGGCTCTTGCCACCTCTACGCCGGAAAGTTCTTCTGCGGCATTGTACATCTCTGGTCCATCGTTCCCCTCGATGAAGCCCAGTGTCCATGCTTTCTCAATCTCCACGTACCGCAGCACTGCTCCATCTTCTTTGTATCGTTGTCCCAGGAACAGATGGATTTTCTTACTGTATTCACCCTTTATTTTTCCCTGGCACTTGTACGTTCCAACCGCGCCGCACATCGGGCATTTTCCGCTTTTTCCTTCTCTCGGTTCTTCGGTATGTTTCTGAAATTGGCTCTCGTAGGATATGCCATCTCTCCACCGCGCATCCGTTACGCCGCCGCATTTGCTGCAGGCGATTTTCGCCCAGCTCCCGCATTTCTTGTAATACAGATGGTGTTTGTTGTGGAAATAAATTCTGTCCGCATATTCTAAAATTCTTTTTTCCGGAAGTTTTGCGGTATGCGACATCCTGTCTTTCAGTGCTTCCTGTCGGCGTACGAATTTTCGATGTTCTCTGTCAATTCTGGCAGCGGTCGCAAGATCATCCTCGTGCTTGTAGATGTACTGCCACCAGCGCGCCTCGTAGTATACAGGTATTTTTATCTTGCAGAATTTCTTTATTCTTTCCAGATCCTCCGTGCTCTGGAGGACATTTTCTTTTTCTATCTGCTCCCATGTAACAGCTTTTTCTCCCCATATATAATTCCCGTATCCACCATCTTTCTCCACTTTCTGCCGTGTCCACTGCTCTGTTTTGGGAAAATAATTCCAAAACTCCTTTTCTGTAAGGATGATTCGCACCACAGGTACCATTTTGGATTCTTTCTTGTTTTTGTACACCTCCAAAAACAAGTGCTTTTTGTTTCCAACGATCTTAACCGCTGTCACTCCGATGTACTTCACATCTTTTTTCCTGCTGATTTTCTTCAATCCGAGATACGGGATTCTCTCAATTTCTTTTTTTCTCATCTGCTCCGCCTACTTTCCCATATAATATTCCCGGATGATCCGCTTCGCAGTTCCCATCCCCGGAATCCCCAGCGTCACTCTTCCCGCTGTCACGCCGGCGGCTTTCAGAATCTCCTTTTCGATGGGAATCTGGTTCCCGAATGACCATTTCAGCAGCGCGGCAATACAGCCTTTCAGCGATTTTCCTTTTTTTCTGACGCTGTAGGCCATCAGCTCGTTTTCCATACACTGGCTTTTTATATACTCCACCCAGTCCTCCATGATCTCTTTCGGTTGCAGCTCTGCAGACTCAACCTCAATTTTGCCCAGTGCGGCCGTCATTGGATCGCACAGTTCCGGAATTTCTCCCTCGCAGAACAAATCCACGAAAATCTCCGGAATTCCGTTTTCTGTCGCCATGACGCGCAGACTCTCCACGTCTCCCTCGTTGAACAGATTTACTGCCAACTCGTTAATTTCTTTTGCTGATTCCAGCTCTCCAAATCGTTCAAACATCTCATCTTCCTCTTTTCATTTCATCCTGCAGCCAGGCGCTGTATTCATGCCGTCCCGGCGCGATCGTGATCTTGTGGTCTTTTACTTTTTCTGCCAGCTGCTCCCACTCCTGCTGATACTTGATCGGTTCCCCACGCGCATTCCGGAAACCGTTCTGCTCCCATGCCGGGAGTTGATTCTCCAGCATGTTCAGAACCCATTCGTCCGCGGCGTGGATCGTGATTTGACTCGGCTTGTGATACCGGCCAAGCGCCTTGATCAATGTCTGCAGGGTGGCTCCGTGCATTGTACTGGTACACTCTCCTGTATCGTGTTTGGTCTTTCCTCCAGGAGCTTCCAGTACATAGCCCCAACTACGGCTTCTTTCTCGCGGATCGTTTGCGCTTAGCTCTATGTAGATGCCGGTCTCCATCGTCCTCTTTCCTCCTTTCCAGACTGATCAGCGTGTATCGGCGGTATTTGTAGCCCGTTTTCGGATTGATTCCCTCGTAGTAGTCCGCTATGTAATACCCTTTCGGCGGTTTTACTTTTTCTTTCCACCTTTTCAGATACTTTTTCTCCGGATCCGGCAACGGCATATTCCTTGAGTGGTTGTACGATGCTTCTTTCAATTTCGGTTTTGCAAGCGTTCCATCCTCTTTCTCTTCCTGCGTATCTCCGTCTTTTGTCATGTATTCAGCCAATTTTCCAAAAGACACATCGTACCATTTATTCTGTTTTACCGTCTCTATGTACACGCCTCCCTTCTTCCATGCTTTCTGCAGGATTGTGGCCGTGTCTCCCACCTCATTGATCAGAATGTGAATATGCCACGCGCCTTTTGTCCCGCGCTCCACATTTCGTATCCAGAAAAGCTCTTTTCCACGTTTTTTATACTCGCTTCTCACCTTTCTCCACGCTTTTCCGAAGTCATCCACCGCCTGCTCCATCGTTGCCGGTCTGTTTTGCACGGCATATGTCAATGTCGCAAAGCAGTCTCCCGCCCGGAAGTATTGCAACATCCTTCGCTGACAGTTTTTCACCTTCGTCCGGTGATTCGCTTCCTTCATTTGCTCCGGAGTCACTTCTCTTTTCTTTTCTCTCTTACCCCCAGGCCCTCCATATCTCCCGTCATGGAATTCATCGATATCCAGAACGGTTCCCCCTCGAAGCCTATATATTTTCTTCTTGATCGCCATCTCTTATGTCCTAACTTTAATCTCTTTATCAAGGTTTAACAGGGGACTTTCTCCCCTTATTTTTTCAATATTTTCTTTGACTTTCGATGCCGATCGTGATAAGATAGATATCGAAAAAACACTTCTAAATCCCTGTCCTACATGTTTCTCAGCATGTAGGACGCTTTTTTGTCTTTTCTTCAAGATCTTCATATCTTCCCAGCTTGTCTACCAAGTCTCCGTAAGCAAATACAGAATTCATCTGGCTTTCCAGCCGGAATGTTCCGGCGTGATCCATCCAGATCCGGTACGTTCCATCTGGATTTTTTACTGTCAATCTTTCTTTTGCCATTTTTTATCACCTCTAAACAACATACTTGCTCCGCAGTTCATCCAAATCGAAAACACCTCGTCCTTATGGCGTGCGATCCGCTCCTCTTCTTCTGCTTTACGCTTTGCGATCGTCTCCCATATCCGCTTGACTGCCCAGCCGGCGGCGGCGATTCCGAGACCGGCGGCCATCTGGGACGGCTTCCACTGCTCCACTCCTGCAAAATAAGTCCATGTTCCTGCTACTCCTGCCATAACAGCAATTACGTTCTGTACTTTCAATGTTTCTGCCTCCATTCTTCAAATTTTTCTGTGTCAAAAATGACCGGACTGTTTTTCTTCCGCGGATCAACTTTCCGTGCTACGCCCTCCGGTGCGTACATGATCGCCCGGTTCAGGACTTCTCTTCCGATCAGCGGATTCTCCATTCTCAGCAGCTCCGCTTTTCTCATGTAGCGCGCCGGATACTCGACGCGCATAGGCTCTTTCTTCTTGCTGGCACTGATTACGTATCTCTTTCCTGTCAGGTGCTCCAGCATCTTTGCTGCTTCATCTGTGGTTATCTTTTCCATTCAGATTTCCCCTTTCTTCTTATTTTTCCAGCTTCTGCGATTTTTCTTTCTGTCTCTCGCTCATCGCCGCCGCGGTGTTGATCGTGCCTTCCAAATAGCCGCGCTCTCTTTCGGACATGTGCGGAAGTTTTTCTGTAAGCTTTTCAAGAATTTCTTTTTCTCTTTCTGACATATTCGCCACTCCTTTTCTGTCTTATTTTGCTTTGTGAACGTATTATAACGCATTATCAACGCATTGTCAACGTATTTTTCGCATTTTTTCTTTTAATTTACGTTGACAACGTATTTTGCAGGTGTTATAATATTTTTAGAAACGGAGGTGAGAAAACATTGAACGAACGCATAAAGGAGTTAAGAAAAGCTCTCGGATTATCCCGAGAGGAATTCGCCAATAAATTAGGTTTAAAAAGCAGAGGGAAAATTGAAAATATTGAACTCGGTCGGACCAATCCCGATGAACCTTTTTTAGATTTGATTTGTGCGACATTCAATCTTAATCCTGAATGGCTCCGCACAGGAGATGGCGAAATGTTTGCCGAATTATCTAAGGACGAACAAATTGAAGAATTTATCGGAGATTTGCTTTCTAATGAAGAAGATTCTTTCAAACGCCGCCTGATTTCTGGTTTGGCTGCACTGGATGAAAACGGATGGAGCGTTTTAGAAAATTTCCTTGATTCCATCCAAATAAAAAAGGGCTGAGTTATCTCAGCCCCAAGAGTGCTCGAATATGAATGTAAATCATTCTCAATTGTTTTTGATTTGCATGATCGAGCATCTCAATTATAATTTTTTTGTAGTCCATATGTACGCCCTCCGATCTCTATCCTTATTATATACGAACGTTCGTTCGATTTCAATATCTTTTTTCGAACGTCCCTTTGCTAATAATACGAGATCTTCGGGCGAAAATTAGTATTTTTTGACATTTGTCCGGGTTCCCGGACACTTATTTGTACGGACTGTCGAATAAGTCTGTAATCCGCACTTTCAGGCCTTTGGCTATGGATTCCATCGTGTCGATTCTCGGCATTCTTCCGCTGCAGATATCTTCCAGCGTAGATTTTGGGATTCCAGTCAGTAAGGCCGCCTGGCGGAGCGTCAAATTTCTTTTGTATATGATGTCTTGAATTAATATTTTCATGACATTATAGTTCCCGATATTCGGGAAATTATACTTCCAGAAAGGGGGAATCGTTATGGGTATGCGATTCAAAAAGAGTAAGAAAATTGCTCCAGGCGTCAAACTGAACGTCTCCAATAAGAGCGTTGGTGTTTCTGTTGGCGGGAAAGGTGTTCATCATTCTGTGAGTAGCAGCGGTCGAAAGACAACCACTGTAAGCGCGCCTGGTACCGGACTGAGCTACGTTAAAACTTCCGGTGGAGGATCTCGTAAAAGGAAATCCTCTAAAAAAGCGCAAAGTGGAACCGTCGGATGTGGCACTATCCTGCTCGGCTTCATTCTGTTTTTCCTGATCGTCGGTGTCTTCTCAAGCGGGTTCAGTAGCGGGCGGAAGAAAGCAGCCGAAGCCGCGGCTTCATCCTCTTCCGCAGCTTCATCTTCCACCGTTTCTGCTGTGTCTGAGACCTCAACGCCGACTCCCACAGAAGCGCCCGTGGAAACGAAAGTAATGTACTCCCAGTCATCGCTCAACATTCGAGCCGCTGCAAGCGCGGATGCCGAAAAGCTCGGCACGTTCTCGGCTGGCGACTCTGTTACCGTTATCAGTTCTGAAAACGGTTGGTCTAAGATCGACTACAATGGGACAGAGGCTTACGTGGCAAGTGATTATCTTTCCGATACACAGCCAACCGCTGCTCCCGCCGCTACACAGGCTCCGGCATCGTCCGATCAGCAGGAAACTATGGTATGGGTTTCTGATTCCGGAAAGAAATATCATTCCAAATCAAGCTGCAGCAATATGTCAAATCCGCATCAGATCTCGTTATCCGATGCGCAGGCGCAAGGATACACGCCTTGCAAGAAATGCCATTAAAAAGTAAATAAAAAAATCCGCCCCGGTGCGCCAACACCAAGGCGGGGTTGCATCCAGATAATGGACACAGGTACCATCTGTATATTACCATTTTCTGGAACAGGTGTCAAAACGAACATTCGTTTCCCGATGCCTGTTATTTTTGCACCCTTTTTCAGAAAATGGAGGTATAGAACATGGCAAAAGCAAAATATACACGTCAAAAAAACGGATATTTCCAGGCCCGCGTATGGGACGGCACCTATCAGGGGACCCAGAAACACTATATCACGATCCGATCAAAGAAGAGCAGCAAAGATCTGGAAGAAAAGGTTGCTCAGTACAACAACAAAATCAAAAATATGGAGGCAGTCCGCGATAAACACATCCTGTTTCTGGATTACGCTCACAAGTGGCTTACCGTCTATAAGGCCGAAGCGGCCAACAATACAAAACGAATGTATCTCAACATCATTGAGAAACACATGAGCCAGATGGCGGGTGTGCGGCTCTGTGACGTCCTCCCGATCCACTACCAGATGCTCCTCAACGATGCCGCCGGCAAGAAGCGCACTCAGCAGCAGCTGCTCCTCTGCTTTTCGCAAATTATGCGGACCGCAGTGCATGATCGCCTTTACGCCGCGAATCTCTACGAGGATCTGAAGGACATCATGAAACCGGTCGACTACAAGGCGGATGAGAAGCGTCCGCTGACCGAAAACGAGAAGAAAGCAATGAAAGATGCTGAGTTATCCCCATCTGATCGGATTTTTGTGGATATCTTGTATGCCACCGGATTACGTTGTGGAGAAGTTCTTGCTCTCACTCGATTCGATATTGATTTTGTGGAGAAAACAATCAACGTCAATAAATCAATCGAATTTGACGATGCCGGTCATCCGAGTATCAAGTGCCCAAAGTCTCATAACGGATACCGGCAGGTTCCGATCCCTCCGCAGCTCTTCTCTTCTCTTGAGTCCTACGTTCGTTTCTGCATGAGAGGAACCCAGCTCTTTTCCATGCGCGGCGGCAAATTGGTGTCTAAATCCTCTTATCGCCGCAAGTGGGATAGAATTATCAAGGCCATGAATGAAGTCGCAGAACAGCCCATATCCGGGCTCACAGCGCACATTTTCCGGCACAATTACTGTACGGCGATGTGCTACCAGATCCCGCGCGTGTCGATCAAGAATATTGCGGCGCTCCTGGGCGACAGCGAGGCCATGGTGCTGCGCGTGTATAATCACATTATGTTGGAGCGCGAGGACACCGCAGGGGCCGTAGAAGCAGCGCTGTATATGTGA